TCACCATCTCCAGTATCTGAGGCATTAGCTAAGACAGGATTGCCTGCTCCATCTGTTGCGGTAAATGTAAATTGATTTCCTGTGTCTCCGCCTATAAGAGAAGTAATAGTGTGTAGTTTGTTGCTAAAAGTTGTATTTGAACCAGATAAAACAATAGCATCAATATTACCTCCAAGAGTAGGTTTACCGATACCGCCTTGATAATTACCGAATATTTTTAAACTATCACCAACTTTTAAGTTTTTCATTTCAGCAGTCAAATTATCTGGCATGGTTACTGTAATAGTAGAAGAACCATTTGATGCTGATAGCAAGTATTGATTATTACCAAAATCTATTGTGCTATTTCCAGTTAAAACTTGGCTTAAAGTTTTGTAACCTATACCTATAATATCTGATGATGTTTGAGTAGCTCTTAAAACATGAGCACCTATAGCTAAGTTTCTTCTTCCTGTTGTGCTTGCAGTTAATGCTTCTACACCTATAGCTACATTGTTATCACTAAGATTAGCTTCTAATGAGTGAAAACCTAATGATGTGTTTGAACTGCCAACAAGATTCATTGCTTGAGATTGCAAGCCTACTGCTGTGTTATATTCACCTGTTGTGTTTAAATTTAAAGCTGTGGTTCCAAAAGCCATGTTACCAATTACTGTATTGTTTTCTAAAGCATTTGAACCTACAGCAACATTACCTGAACCTGATGTTGAATTTTTTAATGCTCTATAACCTATAGCTACGTTATATAAATTAGAACCAGTAAATGCATTACCAGCTTCTTCACCCAAAACACTATTACCTGTTCCTATTGGGTGTGAACCATCTAATTTTATTCTTCCTCCAGATACATTTAAGTTACCAGATAAAGTAAGTGCTGTGATTGCAGAACTTAAACCTAATGCTGCACCATCTATTGTTCCGCCATTAATATCAACAGAAGCAGCTGTTAAATTTGTAAATACACCTGTGCCTGTAATATTTATATTAGCTAGTGAATCTTTAACGCCAGCTCCAGCACCTGTTCCTTCTGTGTATATTGCAACGCTACCGCCATTAGGTACGCTGACTGTGCTTCCGCTTCCTTGTTTAAGTGTTATAGTTTGTCCGCCTGTTGTAGCATTTTCTACAATCCAAAACTTTGAAACTGTGTTTGGTCCTAATGTTACTTCTCTTGTAGCAGTTAAAGCTACTGATGTAATTTTAAGATGCATTGACCTTACACCATCAGCTGAAAAGTCAGGCATAGTAAGAGTTACATTAGCATCTGCTGCTATGTTTTTAGTACCAAAGCCAAGAGCTGAACCAATTAGCTCAAGGTTAGTGTTAGTCGAAGCACCCCAGGTACCTGACTCGTCACCAGTATTTATTTCTTTTAATCTTAAATTGTTTACAAAAGTTGCCATATTAATTCGGTATTATTGTCCAGTTAGGGTTTTGTGTATCATTAATTCTTTGCCATATTAAAGGCGTAGTTACATTTCCTGTTCCGCTAACGCCTGTTGGTATAACTGTAATTCCTGTTCCTGCTATTACATTTGAAGTTGTAAAGTTTACTAATGCTAATGCACCAGCTAAATTTACTTCTATTGGTAATTTAGAAACAGAACCTAGTTGACTGGTACTTGGATTACCGCCAACTAAAACAGTTATGTCTGCCATTATGCAATCCTTATAATCGCATTGGCAGCATCTGCTGGAGGAAACTGAATAGTAAAGTCTCCTGAAGAACTGCTTTTATCTGTACCAAAAGCAAGAACACAAACTGCTTTGTTACTTGCACTTGTGTTGTATATTAATGCTCCATTAGCTGTGAGAGTAGAACTTCCAAAAGTAAGGTCGTTAAAATCACAGACAGCAGTAGAGCCATCTAATACAGGTGTAACGCTTGTTAATGCACCACCACCTGCTGAATATCCTGCTCCTGAAATTTCTTGAGTAGTAGAATATGCAGTTGTAGTTGCACCTAAATTAGCAGAGCTTGTATACAATGCTAACTTAAAATTGTGCGTACCTGCTGAAAAATTATGTGTAGCTGTCAAGATTTCTTGCTTAAACGAATTACACATTGCTTGTACTATAGCCATTTAAAGTCTCCTAATAATATCAGCCATATCTTTATGACCTTGTTTTTCAAGTAATCCTGCAACAGTAGACCTATCGCTTTGAATTGCTTGGTTTATATAAAATAATAATAATGCTTGTATGCTATCTTTAAAAGCTTTTGCTTGTTCTTTTACGATAGGGTCTGCATTCTCACTTACAGAAAGTAGTCTTTCCATAACTCTATCCACCCAAAATTGAGGTTCGTGTCCTCTATTATTTGTTGTGGATACTTTTACATCCATCACTTCTGTTTGTGTTTGTAACATTAGTTTGGTCTCCTTCTTACTGGTCCTGACCTAAAGTTATCTTTAGTGTCTTTGCCTTCTCCAACATTTTTAAGTCTATCTATTGCAGCTTCAAATCTTTGTTGATAGTTCTGCATAATATCTGGAGAACCTTTCATAAATGTATAAGCTTCTAATAAAGCTCCATACAATAATGCATTTGGTGCATTTGTTCCTAACCAGGATGTTCCGTCTGATGAAATAGTAATAGAGTCTGGTCTATAAAAATAACTAAACTCAAATCTAAAATTAGCATTAGGTGTTGGTGCCATAATCATTGAATCTTCATCAAACAATGAATAATACTTTGGCACTCCTGTTACGTTAGCATCAGGATAAGATTCTCTAATAAAAGGCAAATCTCTAAACATTAAATGTTCTAAACCAGAATTATCTACAGCTAAAGAAAAAGGAGCCATAAAATCTGATGGTGTAGAAAGAAACTCATTACCTGCTGTAGATGTTCCTGTTACATTTTTTTTAAATGCAGGCAGGTTTACATTCTTAAATATTCTTTCTTCTGATTGTTGTATAAAGCGGTCAAGATTATTTACAAACAATGTTTCAGTATTATTTGTATAGTCTTGAATAGCTTGTTTTAAAGTTGTATATGTAAAACTCATGTTACATCACCCCCTATTGTTACAGTTCCTACATTGCTTTCTATTGGTTTAGTAAATACTGCTACAGTGTATAAACTTCTAAAGTCTCCTCTATCTGGTCTTGGGTCAAATAATCCTTGTGGGTCAGCTACAACATCTCTTCCTAATTGAAACTGAGGATTGTCTGGGTCTAAACAAGAAGAACATACACGCAAACCATTTCTAGTTTCATTTTGTACTTCATACTTTAATTCATTTAATAGATAACTAAATCCGCATCTATCACATTCTCCTAAAGCTTTTGTACCTTTAGCATATGCCATTAATAAATCCTTAAGTTTGGTACTAATTTTAAATTAGCTCTTTCTCTTTGTGAATCTGCTACTTCATTCCATAGTTCATCATATCTCATTTTTAACATTGGTACTCTTTCATTAGACTCTGGTCTTTTGCAAGCAATGCTATAAGCAAGTGCATGTGTCAAACATGGTAAGTAACTAATAGGTATATCAGCATTATTAGATGCTGGTTTACCTGTATCTTCTATTCTTGCTATGTAGTCATAAACTAATGTATAAGTTTCTGCATTATCAGGTGTAGCCCATAATACTAAGTTATTAGCTGAACTAGATTTTTGTACATAAAATTGTGTAGGTCTGGATTTTAATAATTTATTAGCTATATGACTATATTGTGTTCTTGATATTCTTGTTAGCCTGGTATCTTTTTGATTATCAACATTTCCAGAATCTGTTCTTAAAGATATATCTATAACTTCTAATGCATCTGTTGGTAAAGGATATGATGCTTGTCCTTCTGTTAAAGTTTGTGTACCAGTAACTACTGTAAATAAATTAAGTCCTTTGTTTTGCCATTCAAGAAAAATTAAATCAAGCGACCTTTTAGCACTACGATAATCATAGCCACTACGCATTTCAAGACCAGCAAGGTCATAAGCCTCTTCCATAATATCGCCTAGGTCTAATGTAAATGTAGTTGTTCCGCTTGTAGCCATTACTTACCTACTTTCTTCATAGCTTTATTGTGTGATTGATTAAAAGACTTTCCTGCTTTCATATCTTTTTTCATTTCACCCATATGTTTTGCACTATGATGTTTTGAATGTTTCTTTAATTTTTTTTCTTGAGCTTTGGTTAAACCACCAGTTTTCATAAAGCCTATTTTATTACGAACACTTTTAGGCATTTGTCTCATGCCTTTGCCTTTTTTTCCTGCTGGTATTGGTTTTAAATCTTTTTTCATTTTAGTTCCTTTTGCTGGAGCACTCCTAGTCATTTTACTAAAGTTTGCTCGTGACATTACCATTTTACTTTATCCGCCCAATATGCTGCTGACATTTTTCCTTTTTTAATGTTTCTACCATGTCGTGCTTTAAAAGATTTGCGTTTTGCTTTCATACGAGCAGACTCACCTTTCTTAGGTTTACCTGCTGTCTTTGCACCCTTTTGTCCAAACCTAATAGTTTTAATCTTGTCGCCTTCTTTAGCAACAACTATATGAGATTTCTTTGGGTGGCTTGGAGTACGTTTAGGTTTATTGTAACCAGAAACACCTGCTCGTGTTAGACGAGAGTCTTTCTTAGCTCTGCCCATGGTTCTTAAGTTTTGCCGCCACCATAAAGTCTTTTGACTCTATCTTGCTCCATCTCAACCATTTTTCCATGCATCATTCCAGGTCTTTTACCCATCTCAATAGCTCTACCCATTGAATAGTTCATACCTTTCATTTTGGTTTTTTTACCTTTTCCGTACATTGGTCTTTTCATCATCATTTTATTACCTGGCATTATTTTGCTCCTTTTTTAGTTACTTTCTTTTTTGCAACAGCTTTCTTTTTAGGTGCTGCTTTTTTCTTTTTTGGTGCTTTACCAGAAGCGTAAGCTTCATTTACATTAGGTGTAGATAGGTCATCTCCAACTAATTGTCCTTTATTATTTCTAGCTCTAACACCATTAAGGTCATCTAATTTTGCTTGAGCATCTACTAAATCTGGGTCAGGTCCAAAGACTGATTTCCAAATACCATCTTCTCCTTGCTCTAGTACATAATACTGTGCTGGGAATCCTGCTCCGTATATAATATATTTATCCATAATTTCTCCTATGCTTTTGTTAAGGTTAATATAACTGTGTATGTATTTCCAGCACTAGCACTTGTAGTAGTAAAACTAATATTACCTGTTTTATTAACACCTGCATTATTAGGTATGCCGCTATAATCTCTTAAATCCATATCACCTAAATCATCTTCTTTTAATTTAGCTATAAAAGCTGCTGTGCCTGATGATACAGAAAAGTTTAAAGTTACAGCCATACCATGTAGATAAAATTGTACTCTTTCTAAAACTACTTCTGTGCATGGTTGACCATTAGCTAACTTACTTAAGTTACCTACTATAACTTTATCAACTGCTGATTCACCTGTACCATCACTAATGTTTGTAAATTTAATTACAGCATTTCTTGGTCCATCTTGAATTATTTGTGTTGTTACTGCATCAGCCATTATGATACCTCCTCAACACTAAATTCTTTATTTTTACCTTTTGATTTAATTACAGGAAGAATATCTGCTTCATTGGCTACAGTTTCTTCGTGTGTAATTCTATTGCCTTCTTTTATTACTATTTTATAAGCCATTAGATTTCTCCTTTATTTTTCTCAATACTATAGTAAACGTAATCAACATCAGCTTGTATTGGTTGGGCTGTTGATGCATTACTAATACCAAAGAAAGGAACAAGTCCGCCAGCTTTTGTAGGATTAGATGCATCTGCATTGTCTGCAACTGAGAAAGCAGAACTGTTGTTATCAACATTATATTTAATTCTTCCTGATACAGCAGTTTCACTTTTAATTAATTGATTATCAAAATAAAACTTTATAACTTTTTCATTACCAGATGATTTAGCATTTGTTGTTTCTTTACCTGTTCCTGGTCTAACACTTTGTACTTGAATAGCTAAAGTATGATAGTTACCATCTCCAACAATTTTATTCCATTGTGGTAAATATGTTTGTGGGTTGCCTGTAACTGGGTCAATAAAATCTGGAGTTGCTAATCTTCCAGCAATAGCTGAGTTTCCTATAACAACTGACCAGCCACCTTCTGTAGAATCTTTATCTCCACCAGCTACAACTGCTGTGTATTGTGGTCCAAAGAAAAAGAAAGGAAAGTTACTTGAACCTGTACCTGTTAAACCAAAAGCTAAAGAACCATCATCATTTCTAGTTCCTAAGTTTGTATCTAGTTTAAATCTAATCTTACAAAGAATATCTCCAACTCCATCTAAAGAGTTCATGCAACCAAGTGCAGCACCAGTACCGCCTGCCCATCTTAAAGTGACATGGTCTGATGCACCTGCT